TAATCAAATTTGCATCCATGCACACACTTGCATCGATATCATATGATCTACAATACTCAATAGCCACACGTTCTCTTGATTGCAAAATAAAATGCAACAAAGCATACCATCCACCGAGGATGGCAATGCGTAGTGGCTCAATTTTTAGTTGAGCCACTACTGGTTCTAATTCACGTGCCGCCCAGATCTTACTTTGAATTTGCCCTGCGCTGAATGCATCAGGATCAAGTTTTATCACTAAACTCATAGTAAGCGTGAGCTCCAAAGGGTGGTACAATACTAGTATTACCGTGGATGATGAATACTGTATCACAGTAGTTTTCATCACCCCATGAGCTCCAGGGATACCCATCTGTGAACATGATAAACTTCTTAGGGGTAATGTCGTGTTCTTTCATGTAAGTCCAGTTAGCGTCAAAGTCAGTACCACCACCACCTTTAACTTGGTATTCCATAATGTCATCGTTATACCCGTCAAAGTCTTGTTCATTATAGACTCTGGTATCAAAGCACCACACTTTAATTTTGTAGTCTTTGTATTCTTCCATAATGCCTTTGATCTCGCTAATAAAGTCTTTAGCTTGATCATCTCCAATTGACCCTGACATATCGATAGCAATACAAATATCAATTGTTTCGGCATAGTTAGTGCCCGGAAGAATAGCACTCATATGCCAGCCCTTACGATTTGGACGCATAAAGGTATAGTCACTTTTAATAGTGCTTTGAATTTGTTGACGCAGAATTTCACGCCAGTTCATCTTAGGCTCAGTAAGCTCTTTAATCATACGCCCGATCTCTGCCGGCACATTTCCCGCACCCGCAGCCTGCGCCGCAGTCATCATAGCTTCTTTGATCTCATCACGGATTTGCTTGAGCTCTTCTTTTGAGTATGCAGGACGACCTTTGCCTTCCTTCTCCCAATCAATGTGCTCGTCGAGTAATTCTCCAAGTGCATCTAATTCTTGGTCATCCATCTCACCAAAAATTTCATCGTACACTTGTTCTGAACTTTTGCCGTAGTGTTTTGGGTCATGGAAGATTTTAATCTTTGGAGGAACTTCACCAATACGATCACGTACCAATGTGCCATTAACAGTGTAGTCAGCGGCAATGTTCCAAACTTTGCGATCACGGCCTTCTACACGAAGCATATGCTCAAACACATTATGCAGGATTTCGTGTGCAACAACAAACTCAACCTGCTTAACAGTTAGATCTTCGAAGAAGTCTCGATTGTAATACAAGTGACGTCCGTCGGTGGCAGCGGTAGCACACCAAGCGGTAGCATCTTCAATTCTAAGCCGGGTAGCCATGTTGCCAAAGAACGGATGGCGTAACAGCAATCCAACTCGTGCAACAACAATCTTGTCAACAATTGGGTCTAAATAACTTGTCATTTCTGCTCCTAAATATTTACTGTATGTATATATTATAACAGGACCCGCAGGTCCTGTCAATTGACTTTGGCTACAAATTAGCGTGAATGTTTATCTGTAGCGGCCGCAATGTACTTACCATATTTGGCATGGAAGTCATCAAAACATTTGATCTCATCTGGATCCAACGGCAATTGGTATTGAGTCAATGCAAGTTTGGTACCCATTACAACCAATTCAGTTTCAAAATTGTCCATCATAAATTGGAAGAAGTAGTTAACTTTATCGTTAAACTTCTTGTCGTTTTTGTCGCTGGCATCTTTCAATTCATAGCACAATGACACTGTCAGCGAGTACATGGCACTAATTTCCTTGGTGTCCATTTTCTTAACTTTGCCCGCTAAAATATCTGTAGGGTCAGGCAATTTTGAGCTAATCTTACGATGAGCCATAAACTTAACTGCAAGACCTTCACCGACCGCACCCGAAATCAAGTCAGTCATTGTGCTGTCATCTTCGTCGTCATCAAACAACAGTTCGCTAACAAACGCCCAACTACGAGGAGTAGCAAAGGCACGTGATGCTGACTTTGGATCAAAGTCGTACAGGTCTTTCTTGGAGAAAGTCAAAAAGCCAACCACGTCCTTGTGGATTTTGTTTTCAGTAGCCCAGCCAAAGTAGTCGTCCCAATCAACACGCATCTCCAAGTGAACGAAACGATTAGCCAACGGAGCAGGCATACGGAAAGTAACACCTCTGTCCGTTTCACGGTTGCCAGCGGCAACAATCAAAACGTTGTCAGGCAAGCGGTAAGTACCAACCTTACGGTTCAGCACCAATTGGTAAGCCGCTGCCTGAACAGCAGGAGCCGCAGAGTTCATTTCGTCCAAGAACAAGATGATTTTCTTGTACTTAGCTGCCATAACTTCGTCGGGCAATTCAGTAGGGGGAGCCCATTCCATTTTATTAACGGTGCTGTTAAAAAATGGAATACCTTTAATATCAGTGGGATCCCATAGGCTCAAACGGATATCAATAACGTGAGCTTCGAGCTCAACGCCCATTTGCTTTACGATATCGCTTTTACCAATTCCAGGAGGTCCCCAAAGGAACAGCGGACGATTGGCTTTAAAAGCACGGCGAAGAGATTTTTTAGCAGCCTTAGGGCCAACGGTACGTGAAAGGATCTCGCTCATATATACTCCTGGGTTAAAAAAGCGTTGTTATCTTACTGTCTATGTAGCTATTATACAGCGTAACAGCGTCCCTGTCAACTTCTTTTTAGGAGTTTTCGTCCGTTTGGCTATCTTTATTTTGGGCGTTCATTGCCTTAACAAGTCCGTATTTTCGAATGTCGTCCGAAAACATGTACAGCTCAAAAGATTTCTTTTCGGAAAATACAGTAATACTTTGGTTTGTGAGAAAATACGGGCCGTCCATTGATCTATCAAAAAATATGATAGTTTGGGGACTTAGTTCAATTGGCTCAGTAAATGGAATCTCATAACTTTTCAAACCCAATTCGTCAGTTAGAAATTCAAAACCCTCGTCACTTAATCGTAGTCCGCCAATTTCTTTTGATCGGTGACTTTGCCACCATTTGTACATATGATGCTTGACATTGGCACTATCTATACTTTTTTCCTTTTGTTGCAGGAATATTTTGGTGTAGGTCTCTTTTGAAATCATTTGATAATTTCGCCGCTGGTTAACTTGACTACTTCAAAGTCATCACAGTTAAACATTTGATTGAGTTTCTTTGCAAGATTGTGTGCATGACCTGGATTACTAAACGAGACCTTCTTGTACTTAGGTCCAGGATAGCTAGTAATGCTACTTGCTGATTTTAAATTAAACGGTTCTTGTTTATAGAATACTGCCCAGATAGCCTCTGCGCTAAGAACTTGCTCGCTTTTATAGTTCTTTTTATTAATGTATTCTAACAGAACAGTGGGTTTGGGTCTTGACATGAAGTATGCGTCCTATATTATGTACGCATATATTTATCATTCAATTGGTGGAAAACCCGCCCCCGTCCATCTGTACTGTGACTGCTCCACCGGAGCTTGATTCTAATCGTCTGAATATTGTATCGTAATCTTCAAGCAATTTAGCACTAACTTCACCTAAACAATACGCAAGTGCTTTGGCAGTTTTAATGTCTAACTTAATTTCTCGTTGCTGAGTAATATCAGCAGCCTTTACCTGTTGTATAAACTGTTGGATAGGCGCAGTATTAATCGGATTTGGCATTCGATAGTACCTGTTTCATTTCAAGTTCACTTTTAAACGGACCTTTAGTTGGATACCGCTCAACTGTAATTAACTTGGGACAGAATGATTTAACCCAGCCTTTATCAAACTTAATTGTGTAATATCCAGCACAATACAGACTCTTGCTGGCCTGGCTCTTGGTAAACAATGGTAACTTACGTTGTACATTAAACAGGGGATTATATGGCCTACAACTAGTCGGATACTCATACACGTCACGCACTTCTTCGTATGTAATTTTTACCTTATCGCTAACTAGAAAAAAGTCCTTGCCAAATTTTTTAGTTAAATCGTCTTTTCTATTAAAGTAAACCTCACCTTCTTTAGAGCTTAACATAAACTTATTATTTTCTTTTTTATGTAAGATAGCAACCTTCTCACCATCTTCTTCTACAATCCAAAATTTTCCATCAACAATGGGTTTTGCTTTTAAATTCATTTTTATTTCCTTTTAATAGGTAGTACAGGACATTCATTCATTTATTATATCTTGCCTGGAATGGAACAGCATATTGCTGAATGTTGTCAGCAATCTTTTTCATGTCCCATGTGTTACAAAATTTTAACATACGAATACCAACTTGATCAACAGTCTTAGGTACTGCATTAATTTTGATAGTTTCAGTAATAAAATTACGAATGTCTGCAGGTTGTGCAGTTAAATCGCAGAGCTGTACATTACGTTGATAATCTTCTAGCACACGATGTTCTTGTCCGTTATGGTCAGACCAACGTTGCAACATGAGATTGTTCCACGCATAGCCTTTGGATTTACGATCTTCAAACGCTTCTTGTAAACCAACTTTATTCTTAGTACCCTTAGTACGAACTCCGGGATAGGCCGAGAAGACATTGTCGCTAGTATCGCCACGCATACATTTTTCAAATAGCATCCATTCTGGATCTTGTGCGGGCTTTGCTTCACCGGTCTTTTTATCTTTAACAGGTTTGCCCTTAGCATCAAAGATGCCTTCGTGTGTAATATGTAAATCACCTACACCATTATATTGACTAACAGTGGGACTTACTAATTGTGCAAAGTCTCCGTCAGTGCTGATAATAACATGTTTTGCTTCTGGATGCATCTGAATGAATCCAGCAATCAAATCATCTGCTTCTAGTTGTTTATGTTGCAATACTGTGCAGTTAGTCTTTTCTGTAATGAAGTTTTTAAACTCATCAAACGCTTCCCAGAATAACTTATCTTCTTCTTGTTCTTTAACAGTCATAGCACTACGAGTTTCTTGCCTGTTCGCCTTGTAAGGCTTGTAAAAGTCCTTACGCCACGACCGACCTTCGAGGCAGAATACTACATGACTGCCGTCAAAATCCTGCCATGCTTTTTTAATGCTGTTGAAAGTAATGTGAAATGCCATACCTAGTTTGATATCGGCATTGCCCTGCACTACATGACGAGCACGAAAAAATGTATTAGCAGTGTCGACTATGATATATGTCATGAAACCTCTGATTTATCTTTTGTGATCGGAACCACGTTAATGTAACCTGCACCTCTTGTAGTATCTTGTCCTTCTTCTCCTAGCATATTTTTGGCTAGGTCTCTAAACCAACGATCTACAATTTCCTCATCCGGGTCACCATCGTAACCATATCCGGCTTGTTTCAATTGTAACACAAATAGGTCGTTCCAGTCAAGCTCAAAAAAACCATTACGTACATTTTCTTTATTGACGTGTGTGTCCAAAACTGCCACCCAAGGTTCGCCCTTGGCAGTTGCACGTTCTTTTGGACTATACATTGCTTCCTCTGCTGCCTTAATTGCCGCAGCCGCTTTTTTACTTGCTTCTAATTGGGCTGCTTCAGAAACAGCTATAGCTTTGGCAGTGGCTTCTTCGATTGCTGTAATTCCAGTAATACGTTTGAAAAAATTCTTAATCATTAAGTTCCCCACTCATTTTTAAATAACGGCACTTGTAAACGGTCACTATAACGCCATCCGCGCTTCATGGCTGCTAGTGCCACATTCTTTGCGTTGAGTGTATAAACACTTTCCACACCACCCACCGGCATCAAGTACACATGGCCTTTAAATCCTGCAGAACAAAATGCACCCACAGCACATTCGGCATCTGCAATATCCTGCTCTGTTGCCACTACAAATTTTAAATATGCTGTGCCCACTTGTTCGTATTCACACACTACTTCTGGACAAATGGCTTCTTTCCACTTCTCACCACTTGCCGGAAGTTTAGCACTTACTGAAAATGTAAGTTCCTTGCCTACTACACTATTCCACTTCCTCAGATATTCTTTAAACTCCGGTGTAAGTTTTTGAGTACCGTTTGTTTCAAACGTAATCTCTTTTAACGCCTTCATTTTAGGATTGTTTAGCAAGTCAGGATAAGCACGTTGCCAACCTAGCAATGGCTCACCACCCGTAATTACTAGATGTTCGTCATGCCATTCGCTATGTGGAATAATTTCCATGATGCGATCTACAATTGCTTCACTTGTAAGCATTGGGCTTAGGTCTTTGAAACGTGGATCCCAACTAGCATAACTATCACACCCTGTGCTAACAAGCGGCAAATCTTTATAGTCCTTGTAAGGAGTATTGTCATGAGCAAAAGAAATAGTTTCAACTTCTGTACTTAGTTCTCCTCGTGGCATGCCAAATCCTGCACATTTAAAGTTACATACGAATGTGTGTAGAAACACACTCGGAACACCCATATAGCGTCCTTCGCCTTGAATGCTGTAAAACAGCTCTGCAATTTTAATTTTACTCATATATTCCTGTACCCATATTAAATGAAATTACAATTTTCTCTCCGGCAGATTGTTTTCCTGTGCCGTGGAGGAAATCACTTCTAAACATGATAAGTCTACCTGGGTCACATTCGTACTCACAATATGATTGTGTAAACGGGGTTGGGTTACTTGCAGGGTGAACCATATCTGTTATGTTGTTGAAAAACTTAATTTTACTGTCAATGGGCGCTTTAATATAATATACACCTGAAAGTAAACTTGAACCATGAATGTGTGGATAAAGGAAATCACCTTCCTGGCTAACATTAGTCCACATTGAATTTATTTTAAGAGAATTTAAAAATTGATAATATCCTATTTCTTGCATAAATTCTCTAGCTGTTGAATATATCATACTTACTAGCGGTTTAAAAATAGGATCAAGATGTAGAGTATTATTAGTAGGGTGTGTAGAATTTACACTTAATACTATATTTCTATAGAAACTTTGATTTACAAGCTCTTTAGTTCTATTTTCAAATGTTCCTAACTCGTGCAATAATACGTTGTCTACAACACAAATAGGGCGAGGAAACCATCCGTGAATTTGCATAATTAAGACTTTAAATTTTCCATAGTTGCAATCTTTGCAATCCGCTCGCCGAAGTCTTGTTCATTAGTAATGATATATGTAGTATGATCATTTCGATCAGACCGTCTATCATAGCGTGAAAATTCTACCACCTTGCCACCTACTGCTGAGTATACCTTAAAGTTTAGAGTTGGATCACTATTCATATCTTTTGTTGATACAGATATACTTCTTTTTGAATTAACAATATTGCTGTCACGTTCACATTCATCATGGGCACTTAATACCCAGTTGCGTAATTTTAATTTTAACCAATTCATAATATTCCTTAGCGTGGTGCAAACTCTTGTTGCAGTTTAATGTTATCAAAGAACTCTTTTTTTGTATGGGGATCGTCTTTAAACGACCCTTTAAGTACAGTAGTCTGCGTTAATGAACTATGCGCCATGATGCCACGATTCTCGCAACATCCATGAATGGCCTGGATGTACACTGCTACATTTTCAGATTCTGTTGCTTTAGCAATTTCTCTAGCAATGTCATTACATAATTCTTCTTGTAGTGTGCCACGACGAGCACACCACTGTGCTATTCTGGTATACTTGCTGAGACCAATAAGTTTATTAGCGGCAATGATACCGATGTAGGCAACCCCAGAGACAGGCTGGTGATGATGAGAACACATACTTCGAAGCTCACTACGTACCACAAGCATACCTTCGTAACGGTCGGCGCTGTCATTTGGAAAAGCTGTTGCATCTGGTGCCGGTTCATATCTACCTTCCATAATTTCATTAAAGTACATTTTAGCCAGTCGCTTGGCTGTGCCTTTACTGTTTGGATCATTTTCACGATCAATAAGCAAGGTATCTAATACTTGTTCAAATGCTACTGTGGCTTCATTAATTAGATGCTCTTTATCTGAGTCATGCAGATAGTCGCTAATATTGTCTCCAGCCCAGAAACGTTTGTTATCACGTCTCATCCTCATGCGGATTGCTCCTGCTAACGTCCCTTCTTGATATCCTTTATCGGACATGTCTTCGCCCGCTTTAATAAAGACTTCTTTCTTTAAAGGTACATATTCGTCTGATTTAAATTCTGGTGTGGGTTTAAGTGCAGGATCTGGGGTAAATGTTTGTGTCAATTTTTATTCTCCGAGTTAATGACGTGGATGTCTTTCGTATTATTATACAGTATTATTTAGGTTTTTGCAACCTTAATAGGATATTTTTCTTTATTGCTGTTTTCAATACGCTCAATTGTACACCTAATTTATTTGCATATTTTAACCAAGCAGTTGTATCTTTTGGAAAACACATACCACCAAATCCGTAGTATCCATCCGGTCCGGGCACTTGCATGTGACTCAAACCAATTCGATTGTCTTCAGCTAGATACATTCTAATTGTATCCCAGTTGTATCCGTGTGCTACTGCTAGTTCGGCAGTTTCATTCATAAAGACAACTTTAGTAGCAAGGTATGTATTAAGTGTATATTTGATAAAGGCAGCTTCACCTATTGAACAATGTTCTACGTGTGTTATTGGTTGGGCTAGTTTAATAATACGAGCCGCTTCATTTCTATAGGCGGCAATACTTCCGCCTATAATAGCATTAGCTTCTTTAAGATAATCTTCACGAGCATTGCTAGCTTTTAGAAATTCTGGTATGTGTACTAAATTAGGATAAACTGCCTGCATCTTTTCGTAAAATTGCGGCGTTGCAGTAGTCTTACTGATAATAACATTGTTATAATCTCGCAGTAGGTACAATACGGAATTTAGTATGCTAGTATCACATTCTCCGGTATCTTTAGCTGGACTAGGAACACACACAAACACAGCATCGCAGCATTGTAGGTCTGTATAAGTTCCTGTGGATTTAGTAGGATCTACATCCACTACTATAACATTGGTAAACAAGTCTTCATATGCTCGCCGGATAGCATTGCCGACAAACCCCAATCCAACAATACCTATTTTCATAATCGTTCGCTTAACAGTATACGACACAAGTCTGCATCTTTTTTTGACTTAAAACAAAATGTCATAAAGTCTTCGCTTGGAGTGTAAACAAATCGATGGCCCGGCAACCCAAATACTTCTAATACCATAGCACAAGTTTCGTTCCACCAATTAGCACCTTGCATATGCCAGTCTACAATAACTTCATGATCACTTGGAGACATAGTTTCCTTTTTCTGGAATAACATGTCTAACACCGCCACGTGGATTTTCCATGTCACCAGTGCGCCGTGGAATCATGTGTACATGCGGATACATTACTGTTTGACCGGCTGCTTCACCGCAGTTTTGCCCAATGTTAAAAGCGTCCCAAC